TCACAAATTTTCTTTGTAAAAATTCTCCATCTCCTTGACGCGGGCATTTAAGTCGCGGGCGGCGAGGTGAGTATATATTTCGTGCATGACCTTGTAATCTGACCAGCCGCCGATACGCATACATTCCTCTTCCTTGAAACCGAGACTGTAGGCAAGGGATGCAAAACTATGGCGCAGACCATGTACTCCCACCTTGGGAAGTCCGTTTGCTTCGCAGACATCGTTGATCTTGCGCCAGAGCCCGTTTGGCGGCTGGTACGACACACGCTTGCCCTTGGGACCATTTTCATCCTTGAGGAGCTGGCGGAGGCGGGGGATCATAAAGGGGACGACACGATTAGACTTTTTGGTTTTGGGTGTTATCTTCTCCACATACTCGTTCTTTTCGTTCTGCGCGATGACGGCATGAACACGGAAGGAGTCGGACTTAAAATCTATGTCGTCCCATTTGAGGGCCAGCAGCTCTCCGCGGCGCAGACTGTGGAGGGCGAAAAGTGCTTCCTTCTCGAAGGACTTGCCCTCGATGGCTTTGCAGAATACGATGATCTGCTCCGGCGTGAGCCACTTATGCTCGGAAACAGGGAGATTTGGAAGCGTTACTTTTGGAGCGGCGATGCCGTTTTCCTCTAAGACGGATTTAATAAACCCCCAGGCATTTTTCAGCGTTTTTGGAGCGCAGAGCGCGGCCTCCTCGTTTATATACGACTGCCAATCCACTGGCTCGCGTATGTTGACCCCTTGGCAAGACTTGAAGCGGTTTTTCTGATAGATGCGGTAGCCGCGGATAGTGTTGGGAGAGAGAAGGGTACGGCGCGTGATATAATTTTCAATGGCTCCAGAAAGCAGAAGCGGCTGGTCTTTTGCTTTTTTCTGCTGCTCCACAAAGCCGGCGCGGATGGCTTTTGCCTTTGCGATGCAGCGATCCTTGGTAGGTTCGGTGACAGACTGCTGCTCGGCACGGAGATATATGCGCCAGCTGCCAGATGGAAGCTGCTTCGGCTCCGGCACCTTGATAACGCCGTCCTTTTTGCGCTCCCGCACCTGCTTCTGGCCGCACCAAGGGCAGAACGTGGCGTTGTCGGGGACTTCGCGCTTACAGGACTTGCATTTCGTTGACATTTTGATATTTTCGTGTTACCCTACTGTTGTAGGCTCCTTTCTTTAAGACTCGTGATGGTGTTGGCGGGAATAGAGCTTATATGGAAAAGCCGTCCGATTGGGCGGCTTTTTCTTTTTTTAACAAAAAATCTCAAGAAACTTGTGATATGTGTGCATTGAAACCAGGAAACTTGTGATATATAATGTAGAACACAGTAGAACCTATGTTCTATTTTTGCTCGATTATATTTTTTTCAGCATCGCGCAGCGCACGGTATCCGACAAGGCTGCACACGACGATAGAAACAGGCGTAAGAAGTATAACAAGCCACGCAAACGCTGTAGGCCCGTCCTGGAGGACAAAGCCAGCATTGGGGTTGCGGAAGTCGAAAAAAAGGTAAACAATTAAGAACAGGGAGAGGATCGCGGCAAAAATTGAGGAAAACACAGACCAGCGTTTGTAATGATCGCGCTGGCGGATAACGGCATCCAAGCGCTGGGTACAAAGGCAGTTGACCTGCTTCAGGCGTACCACGTCGCCGGAGCTGACGGCGTTATCCAGTTCCAGCTCGTGGATGCGTTCCCGCATGGCGGAGGGGGCGGACGCAGGGGGCTGGATCTCAAACGTCTGATCGGCGGAGATGCCGACGGCTTTCATCACGGCTACAGCATCGTACAGCTTTGGATCACGCTCACCGGACTGCATTTTGCAGACGGCGGAATAGCTGATGCCGGACAGTTCGGCCAGTTCCTCGTTGGTGATGCCCTTGTCCATTCTGGATTTACGGACAAGGGCAGGGAAGTCCTGAATATGCTGCGCGATTTCCTGAATTTCTGACATGATTTTCCCCTTTCTATCGGTAACGGATACTATTTCATCCGCTGCGGATACTATTTCACCCATAAAAATCCATATTTTGGTGACAGTTTCCCCAATATGGATCGGCCTAAGAGCGCCAATTACCCAAATTGGGGAGTGATCCCCCAAAATGAGCGTAGACACCTGGGCACGCATAGAGTACGATTGAACCAAGCAAACGCCACAAAACGACATACGAGGGGGCAGAGAAATGAACGAACAGGAAGCAAGGGAACTGTTGGACGGAATGACAAGAGAGGATATGATTAGTCTTTATGAGATGCTCTTAGCTTTGCAGCATAAGAAATAACGTCTGCTACTTCGCTGGGGGAAAGCCCTATAAGGACATTCATAAGTGCGGCATGAAGCTCGTTGGTCGAAAGATCGGCGGGCTTTTTGTTTTCCTCGAGGTCTTTACAGAGCAAATAATCAGGGTTGACCTCCAAAATCTCGGCCATACGCAAGATATTGGCATCTTTAGGCACACGGCCTTTGCTTTTCCACTGGGCAACGGCGGAGGAAGAAATAGGGACCATCGCGTAAAATTCCTCCTTCGTCCACCCCTTGGCTTTTACAAGGCAGTCGATGCGGTAGAGCATTGTCGTAATATCCATAAATTGGCTCCTTTTTTTGTGCAAAATATAGAAACGGGCGCAACCTCTTCCAAACCCCTTGACTTAGCAATACGAAGTGATATACTAAGTATGCGAAGTGAAAAACGAAGCGCGCACGAAGTGGAAACTGTGGTGCGAAGATGGCGTTAAATATGGTTCCAGACAAACTTTATTAAATCACACTCTTAGCAAATTGTCAAGCCACACTAAGCAGAACTTTGTTGCGCGAAGTAAAAGAGGTTAGGAGAGTGAAGAATTGAAAGTAAATGGTTTCAAACTGGCGCGTATTAAGGCGGGCCTTTCTCAAGAAGAGGCTGCGGCAAAACTTGGAGTGAGCCGCGTTACCGTATCCAGCTGGGAATGTGACCTGTATAAGCCTTCGGCAGATACGTTACTGAAGATCTCGGATATGTACGGCTGCACGATAGATGAGCTTCTCAGGGGAGGGCTCACGAAATGAACGAGATGCAGGTTTTCAGAAACCCTGAGTTCGGCAGCGTCCGCACAATCGAAGGGGACGGCAAGGTCCTATTCTGCGCCAGCGACGTTGCGAAAGCCCTGGGCTACGCCCGCCCGAATGACGCTATTGTTTCACATTGCCGGTATACGGCAAAACACCGTATACCTCACCCGCAGTCTGCTGACAAGACTATTGAAATGGCTTTTATACCTGAAAGTGACATTTACAGACTCGTGTTTGGCTCAAAACTGCCGACTGCGGAGAAATTTACCGACTGGGTTACGGATGAGGTTTTGCCGTCAATTCGGCGCAACGGCGCGTATATGACCCCAGAGGTCATCGAACGGACACTGACTGACCCGGACTACATTATCCAACTGGCTACCACACTCAAGGAGGAACAGCAGAGACGCAGACTGTTGGAGCGTCAGGCCGAAGCAGATAGACCGAAGGTGCTGTTTGCGGATGCTGTGAGCGCGTCCCACACGTCCATCCTTGTGGGTGAGTTGGCAAAGCTGCTGCGGCAGAACGGCGTAAACATCGGACAGAACCGGCTGTTTGCATGGCTTCGGGACAACGGCTACCTGATCCGCCGCAGCGGGACGGACTACAATATGCCTACGCAGCGGTCGATGGAAATGGGGCTTTTCAGTATCAAGGAAACTGCCATCAGCCGGTCGGACGGTTCTGTTACTGTCAGCAAAACAGTGAAGGTAACGGGTAGAGGGCAGACGTACTTTGTGGACAGGTTTTTAAGCAACAGGGAGGGGAGAAAATGCCGAGAGTGAAGCCCTTGGGCGTGAACCCAACGGAGCAGAAGATCGTGGCGCTGCTGTACGGCGCGATGGAGACAGAGGGCGTGCAGAAGCAGGAGCTGGCCGCAGCGTTGGGAATGACACCCAAGACGCTGCGGCAGCGGAAGAAAGCCCCGCTGGACTTCACGGTGCGGGAGCTTCAGAAAGCCTGCCGGGCACTGCACATCCCCATAGACGATCTGCGGTCGGCCATCACGCTATGAGCTGGCGGTGCAGAATATGCGGCGTGAGGTTTGACGCGCCGGTGATCCGGGAGAGGAAAGAGAACCTGGACGGGGAGAACGGCATAGAGGTACGCCGGGATATGTATTGCCCGGTGTGCGGAGAACCGTACATGGAGGAGGACAATGATGAGCAGGGCCAAGCAGGAACGTAAGCGTGACCGGAAGTGGAAGGTACTGCTGGGCGTGAGCGCCTTTCTGGCGTGGGGCATCATCGGAGAGGTGGAGAACGGCGGTTCGCTGTGGCTGCTACTTCTCGCGGGAGCCGCCCTGGTGGGCGCGTGGACAAGTTGTAAAGCCCTGGGGCTTTTCAGGTAAGGGAAATGGAGAGAATATGGCGGGAATAAATCTTACGGCGGAGCAGGTATTCGCCATCAATATGGCGCTGGCGAAGGGGCAGCGGATAGAGATTATCCCTCTCAAGGATCGGATAAAGGTCGTCGCGGTAAAGCGGGACGAGCTGAAAACCAAATAGTGTACCCCGCCTAAGTCAGTTGGCGGGAAGGGCGGAGCGTCGTCGAGTGGTTCGGAAATTCCGAACAGCTTGGCGGCGCTCTTTTTATTTGCGGAGGAAGTGAGAAAACGTGACGGAACGAACGGTATACGGCAGCCGCGCTGAATGGCTGGAAGGGCGCCGTGGTGGGCTGGGCGCAAGCGACTGCGGCATTGTGCTGGGTGTGTCCAACTTCAAGACACCGCTGCAACTGTGGCGGGAAAAGATCGGCGCGGTGGAGACAAGAGAAATATCTGGGAACGAGCGCATCGACTTCGGAAACCGGGCGGAAGAACCACTGAGAGCCATGTTTCGGTTGATGCACCCGGAGTATGAATTGAGCTTTGAGCCGTACCTGATCGTGCGGCAGACGGGGAGATACAGTTTCCTGACCTGTACCCCGGATGGAGAACTGGTGGAGCGCGAGACAGGCAGACGTGGCATCTACGAGAGTAAGACGGCAACGTGCCTGAGCCGCGCCGACTGGGACAAGTGGAGAGGAAAAATCCCCGATCTCTACTACGCGCAGATATGTGAACAGATGTTTACCGGCGAATACGACTACGCCGTGGTGTGGGCGCTGCTGGTGAACGCGGAGGGGGACGGAGAGATAAGGTTCTACAAATTTGAGAAAACAGAGTGCCAGACGGACATCGACTACATCATTCCGAAACTGGAGCACTTCTGGAAAAACAATGTGCTCAACGGGGTACCCCCGGCGGCAATATTACGACTTTAAGTGAAAAACGAAAGGAGAAATGAAATGGCATTTCGAGTGACCGTGCTGGACATGGAAACGGGAGAAGAGCGCGTATTCGTGCGGAACGCCTGCGGCGTGATATGCGCGGCGGTGATGCCCAAGGAGGGCGAGGAGGACAAGTATGACGGCGTGGCCGCCGCCAACGTAGCCGAAAACGTACCCATCGGCACGGCGGGGCTGCTGGTGCGCCTGACGGAGAACGCCGTAAAGCTCGTTACCGAGAAGGACAGCCGCATCCGCCAGAAGATGGCGGAGGATGACGCGGTATGGGCTGCGGCACAGGCGGAGAAGGAAGCCACCGCAAAGAAGAAGTCCGCCCCCAAGAAGGGCGGCAAGCGCACGGCCAAGAAGGAGGGCAAGTGATGAAACTGAAACTGACGATGACCAACGCCGAGACAGGCGAGGTACTGCACGAGGAGACAGACCTGAACTTTGCCATGATGTGCTTCGGGCGCAAGACGGAGGAGGGGATAGATTTCCAAGCTGTGACGCGGGGAGAAAATATGACCGCTGCGGACTTTGCACATTGCCTGGCCGGCGTTGACAATGCCGTGGAAAAGAACCTCCGCGACAACAAAGCCGTGTGTATGGCCTACACGCTGGTCAAGCTTGGCGTTCTGGGAAAAATCGTAGACGCGAGCGCAGAAGCGCGGCCCGGAGAGGGCGCTGCCGATGCGAAGAAGGAGGGTGAGCAGGGATGATCGTAAAGGCAATGTACCACAAGCCGAAGCTGAACGGCTACGGCGGACAGGCGTACACCTTCCTCACCGACCTGCCGCTGCACCCCGGCGACAAGGTGCTTGTCCCCGGCGGCGATGGCACGGAGAAGAAGGCCATCATCACAGAGGTGGACCTGCCGGAGAGCGCCATTGACCCGGCGTGGGCGGACAGGGTGAAACACATCACCAAGTACGACGCGGAGGTGAGGGCATGAGAGCGGCGGAATTTCGCATCACCACAGACCTGTCTCCGCTTCGGCAGTTTCAGATCGGGGCTAACTTCGAGGAAACAAAGGCGTGGCTGACGGAGAACCTGGAGCCCCTGCGGACGATGGCGGTGACACCGGAGAGCACGGCGCAGGCGAAGCAATATCGCGCGGCGGTGAGGAAGATCCGGGACCACATCGACGAGAGCCGCAAGATGGCAAAGGCGGCGGCACTGGAGGCGTACAGCAGCTTTGAGACCAAGTGCAAGGAGCTGACCGCCCTGTGCGAGGAGACCGCGGGTGCGCTGGACGTGCAGATCAAGGCGATGGAGGAGGCGGCGGAGCAGGAGAAGAAAAATCGCCTTGCTGAATATTTCGCTCAGGTGGTGGGCGACATGGCGGAGTGGCTGACCTTTGATGACTGCTTTAATCCCAAGTGGCTGAACGCCACCTATGCCGAGAGCACGGCGCAGGTGGACATCAATGCCGCCATTGACCGCTGCCGCGCCGATCTGAACGCCATTCGTGCGCTGCACAGCGAGTTTGAGACCACGCTGCTGGACGAGTACACCCGTACCCGGAACCTCAGCGCGGTGCTGGTGAAGAACGAGACACTGGGCCGCATGAAGGCCGCCGAGGAGGAGCGAAAGCGCAAGGAAGCGGGGGCTGCGGCAAAGTACGAGGCGGCGCAGCGGCAAAAGATGACACCGCTGAAGCCGGAGTGTATCGGCGAGTCTGACGAGTATGAGGTGATCGACATCGTAGGAACGGTGGAACCCCAGCGGGCGCAGCCGGTCAATGACCTTGTGGACGAGGATGGACATGAGATGCCCGCCGCGCAGGAGCCGGAGTACAAGGTGGACTTCCGCGTATTCGGAACGGCGCGGCAGCTGGACGGGCTGAAAGCCTATATGCAAAAAAACGGCATCCGGTTTATGCGTGTGCCGCAGGAGTAAGGGAGGAGAAGGAACATGAAAACGCAGAATCAGACGGGCTTTACGCAGATGGCGCAGGCCAAGAAGCCCACATTCAGCATGGCGATCACGGCGCCAAACACCCAGCAGATGATCTCGCGGGCGCTGAAGAACGACAAGATGGCGGCGCGGTTCACCAGCACCCTGATCGGCGCGGTGAGCGCCAGCGAGGCGCTGAAAGCCTGCGACCCCGGCACCATCATCGCCGCCGGCCTGCGTGGCGAGGGCATGGGTCTGATCTACGGACACGGCTACTACATCGTGCCCTACAACAGTGTGGCGACCTACCTGATGTCGTACAAGGGCTACATACAGCTGGCCATGTCCACAGGCTACTACGCGGACATCGACTGCGTGGAGGTGCGCGAGGGCGAACTGGAAGGGCGCTCCCGCCGCACGGGCAAGCCGGTCATCAACCTGGCCAAGTACGACACAGACGAGGAGCGCGAGAGCCACAAGGTCATCGGCTACTACGCCTACTTCGAGCTGAAAGACGGAACGTTCCGCTACGAGTATTGGAGCATGGACAAGCTGCTCAAGCACGCGGACCGGTATTCTCCGGCCTTCAAACTGGATAAGTATAACGCACTTATCAAGGGCGAACTGGATGCCAAGGAGCAGACCAAACTGCTGAACGGTACGCCCTGGTACGACGTGAACGGCGGACAGGACAAGATGTGCCGTAAGACCATGATGCGCCAGCTGCTGAACAGCGGCTATGCACCGCTGAGCAATGAGGTACGCAGCTACTTCAACGAGGACAGCGACGATACCGTGGTGGCCACGGGGGACGGCGCGGAGACCGAGCCGGTCATCCCCACTACCGGACACGTGGTGGAGGACGATACCCCCACCGCAGAGCAGGAAACATCCGCCACCAGCCCCACAGCACCCTCTGAGAGCGCCGCAGAGCCGAAGAAGGGTAACGACACCGCCCCGTCCTGCAAAAGCACACAGAACCCCGCAGAGGGCAAGACGGAGGCGAAGGACTACTCCGCAGGGTTCTTCGGGGAGGGCGAGCAGTAATGCCTCTATTCGTTCGGAAGCGTCTGGACGGAGAGGGCAAGGCTGACGGAAGCCAGTACATGATCTGTACTGGCTCCGTCAGCCGGGATCCCCGGATAGGCGCGATACCCAAGAACAACCTGCCGAAGGTGGAGTTCGGCATTGGCTACGACAGCAAGCAGTTTATGAACGTGTGCGCCGTGGGTGACAACGCCGCCACGAAGCTGAGCGCGTGCCTGGAAAAGGGCGATGCAGTATGCGTGGTGGGCACATGGCGGCAGAAACCGTACACCACCAAGGACGGCGAGGCAAAGGTGTGGAGCGAGCTCCGCGCAGACCATGTGATCCCTTTGGGAGCGCTGGAAACGCTGCTGCAGGTGCCGGTGGAGGTATTCCTACGGCTGGCGGATCTGCTGCCGCAGCTGGAAAAGCTGTGCACGGGAGATACCCCCACCGGGAAGCACAGCGGGACGCTGAACACCGCGCCCCAAAGCGCGGCGACACTGCACGAGATAGAGGATGAGGAGCCGCTGCCCTGGGACCGGGACGGCGCGGACGAGGACTACGACCTGGGCATTTGAGGGAGGAGTGATTCACGTGGCGGAAGAAAAGCGATATTTCTGGCTGAAACTGTACGACGACTTCTTTACCTCGAAGCGCATCAAGAAACTGCGGAAGATAGCCGGTGGAGATACCTACGTCATCATCTACCTGAAAATGCAGCTCATGGCGATGAAGCACGGCGGCACATTGAAATGGTCGGGGCTGGAGGAAAAATTCGCCGATGAACTGGCCTTAGACCTGGACGAGGATCCGGCAAATGTAGCGGTCACGCTGCAATATCTGCTCTCCTGCGGGCTGGCAGAGGCATCCAGTGACCTGACGGAGGTTTTCCTGCCCTACGCGGTGAAAAATGTGGGCAGCGAAGGCGCTGCGGCCCAGCGGATGCGGGACTATCGGGCAAGGAAAAGCAAGGCTTTGCCCGCCCCGGAGCGTAACGATGTTACAACACCGTGCGAAATCGGTTACGGAGAGTCAGAGATAGAGTCAGAGTCAGAGATAGAGCCAGAGATATATACAGGCTCTAAAGAGCCTGTGTGTCGGACAAGTGATGTCCGACGCATCGTGGCAGCGTGGAACGAGACCGGACTGACGCAGGTGATGAAGGTAACGGCGGAGACCAAGCGGGGACGGGCGCTAAAAGCCCGCATCCGGGAAAACGGCGTGGACGGTGTGCTGAAAGCCATTGAGAACGTGAAGAACAGCCCGTTCCTGAAGGGCAAAAACAAGCGGGGGTTCGTGGCCAGCTTCGACTGGCTCATTACCAGCCCGGACAACTTCCAGAAAACCTTGGAGGGGAACTACACGCAGGAGTTCATCCCTGAAAACGACGCTCCCACTGTTGACCACGCCAGCGAAGCCTATCAGATCGCGCAGTACCTGGCGAAGGAGAAAGCCCGCGACAACCCCGGCAGGGCACAGCCCACGGAGGCGGAGATGCAGAAGCAGTCCACCGCGCTGAACGAACTGCATGAGCAGAACGGTGTGGCGTGGGAGACCGTGGACAACGTGCTGTACTTCGCGCTGAACAGCCAATGGTGGGGGAAGAAGGTACAGAGCACCTACGACCTGAAGCGGTACTTCAACGAGATATTCGCCGACATGGTGAAGGAACAGGGCGCGGTGAAGGAGTGAGGAACGTATGGAGATAGGCGTGATCGAGAAAGCGCCGGCGGCGGAGGTAGCGCTGTGGCAGCAGGACTACTCCGGGGACGCGGAACGGGCGGTGATCGGCTCGATGCTGATTGACGCGGCGTGCGTAAAGGACGTGCTGAACGCGGTGGAGGCTGACGACTTCTACATCAACACCAACCAGGAGGTATTCACCGCCATACGGCGGATGCACGTGGCGGCGAAGCCCATAGATGGATTGACCGTGGCCAGCGAATTGGAGCGGGAGGGTCTGTACAGCAGCGAAACGCGCAACTACCTGCTGCAGTGCATGGAGATCACCCCCACAAGCGCCAACGTGCTGGAATACGCCGGGATCGTGCGGAAGAAGGCGGAGAAGCGCCGTTTCACCAAGGCTGTGATGGAAGCGCTGGCCACGGATGAGGACCCGCAGGCGGCGGTGGCGGCGATATGCCACCAGAAGATGCGCTCGCGCCGGGGCGGACGGCTGAAAACCATGTCGGACGCCATGAGCGAGGCCATGAGCAGCATCAGCGGCAAAAAGGAGGGGCGGATAGACACAGGTTTCCCCCTGCTGGACGCGACACTGAAAGGGCTGTGGCCGGGACAGCTGATCCTTGTGGGCGCGAGACCGGGCTGCGGAAAGAGCGCCATGTGCATGGAGATGACGGAAGCCGCCGCCATGAAGGGCAAGACGGTGCTGCACATCACGGCGGAGATGCTGGCCGGAGAGGTGGGCGAGAGACTGCTGGCCAAGCGGGCGGACGGCGTGACGATGGACCAGCTCATTGACGGGATGCCGGAGGATGAGGACCTGTGGGCCAGCGTGGCTGAGGCGGCAAGCTGGGAGAGCCGGCTGCCGGTGTACTTCTACGACGGCCCGGACGTGACGGTGAGCCGCATACGGGAACTGGCACTGGGCATAGATGACCTGAAAATGATCGTGGTGGACTATCTGGGACTGATGATCGGCGAAAAGGACAAGAAAGCCGAGAACCGCAACTTGGAACTGGGCGGCATAAGCCGAGAGCTGAAGCTGCTGGCGTCGGAGTTGGAGATACCCATTGTGGCGGCGGCGCAGCTGAGCCGCACGGTGAACGAAACGGACAAGCCGAAGCTGAACTCTCTGCGCGACAGCGGCGAGCTGGAACAGAACGCGGTGAAGGTCATATTCCTTTGGAAAACGGATCCGGGGGACGACACACAGGTGGGATGCACGGTGGCAAAGAACCGAAGGGGCCGCACAGGGGACGTGAATTTTTATTTCGACGGGTCGAAGATGACCTTTACGGAACTGAGCTATCGGACAGACAACGATGAGCCAACGGACAAGTTCCACCAGCGGCCACGGAGGCGACGGCTGGAAATGGGCACGGCGGAGGGGGACTGAACCGATGGGATTGACAATGGAGGATATAGGCCGCTTCGGGCAGAGGGCACAGGCGCAAATCTTGCAAAAAGTACAGGCGCAGCAGGCGGCACAGAAAGCAGCACAGGAGACGGAAAAGGCCAAAAAGCCGAAGAAAGGCAACAAGCTCCACGCCGAGAAAGTGGACTTGACCATGCCGGACGGCACGCTGATGCACTTCGGCAGCAAGCGGGAGGCGCGGCGGTACATGGACCTTTGGCTGATGCAGAGAGCCGGTGAAATATCCGGCCTGCGGACGCAGGTAAAGTACGAATTGATACCGAAGCAGGTACACAAGGACGGCACGAAGGAGAAAGGCATAGAGTACGTGGCCGACTTCGTATACGAGCAGGGCGGCGAGACGGTGGTGGAGGACAGCAAGGGCTTCCGCGACACCAGCAGCGCCACATACAGACTATTTGTGATGAAAAGGAAGATGATGCTGTATTTCCACGGCATCACGGTGAGGGAGGTTTAGAACATCATGTACGCAATGCAGGGAACGATGAGCGTCGGCGCATTTATGCGGAGCCTGGGCAGCGCCAAGGCCCCGTGGCTGACGGTGGATGCCGCGGCGGAGAGCCGGCGGCAGGAACATTGCGGAGAGACAGGACGATTTTTGAGCGGCGCGGTGGAGGACAGCCAGCATGAACCACAGGAGCGCATAGACACGTGCATGGACTGCCCGTACCCCGAGTGCTGCAACTGCTGGGAGCAGGCGCGGGATCGGAAGCGCAAGCGGAAGCAGTCAGCTCGGGAGTTGGCAGACAGCCTGCGCCTGCACCGGTGCGGGGAGGTGTAAGGCCATGACGACGGTGTATATGATCGTGTCGCGGGACAAATACCGCCTGCCCCGCTGGTGGGGCACGAGTACAGCGGAGCTGGCGCGGCGTTCCGGGCGGTCCTACGCCAGCACACGAAGTGCGATATGCAAGGCGTACCGAAACGGCGGACGGTTCGGATGCTATGAGGTGGTGCACATTTCGGAGGACGACGGGAATGGGTAAACAGCATTTGAGCAGGGACGACCGCATCTTTATGCGTGGCAAGCTGCAGGGCACACGGGAGAACATGGACATGGTGGCAATGGTGCTGATGGACAAGTGCGGCTGGCACGTCCAAGAGGAGACATCGGACAGCCGGGACACCCACAGCATCGCGTACCTGTACGAGTGCCTGGAGAAACTGGCGGAGGAGATAAACGAGGGCCGCATCGAGCGGAAGCACATTAAGGACGTGCTGAAGGACGAGTGCGGCGTTGTGTTTGGAGATTAGGAGGTGATTTAGGTGAAACATTTAGGCGATATTACGAAAATAAATGGGGCAGAGATTGAACCCGTTTGGTGTATTACAGGTGGTTCACCTTGTTAGACAGGATCTATCCATCGCCGGGAAACGCGCCGGTTTGGCGGGAGCGCGAAGCGGCCTGCTTATGGAGCAGGTACGCATCGTAAAAGAAATGAGGGAGGCGGACAAAAGGAATGGACGGACAGGTGACATGGTTAGACCTCGGTATCTCGTGTGGGAAAACGTGGTCGGAGCCTTTAGCAGCAACAAAGGAAAAGACTTCGCAGCCGTGCTCGAAGAGATCATCAAAATCGTCGAGCCGGAAACCCCCGGTATTGAAGTGCCTGAAAAGGGTTGGCCTACCTGGGGAGGGTATCACGATGAAATGGGAGGACGATGGAGCGTGGTGTGGCGAACTCACGACGCGCAATACTGGGGAGTGCCCCAACGCCGTCGTCGTATCTCGGTTGTCGCAGATTTTGGAGGAGACACCGCATCCGAAATACAATTTGACGGCGAAAGCCTGCCAGGGGATATTACGGCGAGCGGAGCGTCGGGGGAAGGATTTGCCGAAACTGCTGAAGCAGGTGCTTCTTATGCAGTCCGCATCAGGGGGGGCTGTGACGGAGGAGGAAAAGGCGCGTTAGTGCAGACGGAGAAAAGCGGAACGCTGGGAACGGGCAACGATCAGACGATTTTCTGCATGGCCACACAGCAGGGAGGTGCGGAACTGCGGACAGACGACCGAGCGCCCACACTGACCGCAGCGGCGGGCATGAGCGGGAACAATCAGCCGGTGGTATGCGCCGGGTTTAAGCTGGGCAACAGTGAACAAGCGCGGAGCATCGGCTATCAGGAGGAGCTGTCCCCTACACTCAACGCTGAGTGCGGCGGGAATAAGCCCGCTGTGGTTGCACCGGCGGTGGCACTGGACATGACACACGCCTGCGATGTCATCCGCGAGTGCGGAGAGCAGGTCCCGGCGTTGCAGGCGAGGATGGGGACAGGCGGCAATCAAGTGCCGCTTACATACCAAGATGTGACGGGTACGCTTTCCCCCGGTGCTCATGCCGGAAGCTACAACGGGCAGGACGCATACAACGATATGTTGGTGTGCGGAGCATCCCCGGATGTAGCGCACGCGCTGCGGGCAAAGTCTGCCTGCGCGTACCGGGAGGACGCGGAGACGTACCCGGTGCAGAACATGGTGGTGCGCCGATTGACGCCGATGGAATGCGAACGGCTGCAAGGTTTCCCTGACCACTGGACGGAAATCGGCGAATGGATAGACGAAAAGGGCAAGAAGCACAAGGACGCGGACAGCCCACGGTACAAGGCGCTGGGCAACTCCATCGCTCTGCCCTTCTGGGACTGGATGCTGCGGCGCATGGCGCGGTATCTGCCGGAGGGGGCGACGCTGGGGAGTTTGTTCGACGGCATCGCAGGTTTCCCGCTGATCTGGGAGCGCATACACGGCAGAGGTACGGCGCGGTGGGCAAGCGAGATCGAGCCGTTCCCCATCGCCGTGACGAAGAAATGGTTTGGGGAGGAATGACATGACAAGAGATGAGATCGTGACCGCGCTGCGGTGCTGTGATGGTGGAGAATATGACGAATGCAACAAGTGCCCGCTACGTGATGGAATCAACTGCCGCAACCTGTTAGACCTCGCCGCCGCTGACCTGATCGAGAACCAGCAGCGGCACATCGAGGCACTGATGAAAGCCAACGACAGCCTGAAGAACGCCATTGCGCGGCGGGATAAGCAGATAGAGGACATGAAGCAGGGCATGGCACAGCTGGCAAAGGCTGTGGCGGTGAAGGAGGAACACGATGGATCGGTTGACTACGTACAGCAAGGGAACCACGCATGAAAACGGCGTATGTTGCACACATTTTCTCGGCCCAGAATGCATCGGAGTTGGCGGGAACTGCGCCATGAATTGCAAGTGGGAAGAAGCGGCGTGGAACCGCCTTGCCGCCTACGAGGACACGGGGCTGACGCCGAGAGACATCAAGGAGTTGCTTGACGTGGCTGTGTCGAAAACAAACAAGGTTTTGCGGCTTAAAGAAGAATTGCACACCATAAAGAACGAGCTATGCCAACACTGCGGGAAGTACAAACACGCACACGAGGGCGCCTGTGACGGGTGCAGATGGAGGGGAATGTGATGGCAGTGGTGGATATTTTTATCACGGACAAGAAGTACAACGTCATCTACGCTGATCCACCGTGGGCTTATAGGCAAAAGCAAATGAATTTCCAACATTACGATGAAGCGAAAAAATATGAGAACGGCGTAAATGACCATTACCCCACCATGACGTTGGATGAACTGAAGGCGTTGCCAGTGAACAAAATCGGTGCAGACGATTGCTTGCTGTATATGTGGGCGACCAGCCCCAATTTGGATATTGCTATAGAATTGGGCAAATCATGGGGATTTGAGTATAAAACGGTAGCCTTTGTGTGGGATAAGCAGAGAACCAACTACGGCTTTTATACCTTGAGCCAATGCGAATTATGTTTGGCGTTCAAAAAAGGCAGAATCCCAAAGCGGGCAGTAACAAATGTGCGGCAGTTTTTAAGCGAGAAATTGGGGAAACACTCAGAGAAACCAGCAAAGATCAGAGAAAGAATCGACACCATGTATGGGCATTTGCCCCGCATCGAGTTGTTTGCCCGCCAACAGGCGGACGGCTGGGACTGCTGGGGGAACGAAGTGGAGGAGAAGTAAATGGACGCTGTGAAGTTTATCGAGGAGCACAGGAGAATGTATAAGGTTACTGGGAAGCACTTGCCTACTTTGGCCGAGGGGATTCCTGCCGAGGATGTTGTAAAAGAAGTAGAGGAATGGGCTGCTGCACACCCGCGAAAGACGCGAAAGAGCGTTTTTCTGGAGCGGTATCCTAATGCCCAAGTTGTCGCTGACACTGACATACCTTGTGTATACCCGTGCGATATAGAACAGGGTATGAAGGACGTTAACTACTGTGAGAGCCTATCTTGTTATGACTGCCGCCGCGAGTTCTGGATGCAGGAGGTGCAGTGATGGAAAATTTGTTGCAAAACATTGCCAGCGGGCTGTGGATCGTGTTGGGCGTGTACTTTTTCTTCGGACTGAGAAAGTGGAACAAGCGGTTCAGTGAGTTGTATGACGAGCTGAAAGAGGGCATGAACGAATGAGCAAGGCCGTTATGATAAGCATTCGCCCGAAGTGGTGCGAGAAAATCATCATTGGCAGAAAAACTATGGAATTGCGTAAGTCCGTGCCGAAACTGGAGGTACCGTTTAAGTGCTATATCTACTGCACAAGTGGTCATCCGTATATCTCCGTAAAGGGTGGAAATCTGGACAGGGATACCGTCCGGACCAATACGGTCGGCAGATGCAACGGCAAGGTTATCGGCGAGTTTGTGTGCGACTACATCCTACAACGATGTGAGATGGCAAATGCAGACATTGCCGAACAGCAATCCTGTGTTCGCCGCGAAGATATCTATTTCAAATATTCCGAAGAGGGAAAACACTATATTTACGGCTGGCACATCTCCGAACTGAAAATCTACGATACGCCGAAGGATCTGGACGAGTTTACTTTTCTGCGTGAAACGAAATTTGGCTCAGAGCCAGTGACGATCAAGCGCCCGCCCCAGAGCTGGTGCTATGTGGAGGAGCAGAGATGAACGAACGACTGACGAAGCGCGACACCGATGGACAGGCAATGATGGACTGCCAGAAGTGCAAAGCGGATTGGACGGGTAAGCATGGTAAGCCGATGGTTGACTGCACCGCGCTGTACTGCCGCAATCGCCTCAAGGATCGCATCGCCGCCTACGAGGACACGGGGCTGACACCGGAGGAAGTGTCTGAGTTGATTAAAGACTGGAGCGACCTTTGCACTGTTGTTGGGGAGTGCGGTGGGATCGATATGATACGAGAAATCTGCAATGCAGGCAAAGAGAAAAGATTGGTGGTACTTCCATTCAGGGTGGGTGCCAAGGTATATACGATCTTTTGCGGTGAGGTCGTAGAGAAAACCGCTATCGAGTTCAGAGTGAACGGATTTTCAAAGCCGGGAGTGAGCGCGGTTCTGGCTACGGACACCCTTGCGCCGGCTATCACGCCGCTGCGGTTTGCCATTGGTCGAACCGTATTCCTCACCCGCGAGGAGGCGGAGAAAGCGCTGAAGGAGGTCGAGCAGAAATGATATACACCTTTCATGCGGGAGATTATGTGAGGTTGGAACATGCCGATGGCACATCATCTAAAACGCTTACCGGATATGTGTTTTCTTACCAGAGGCCAGGGCGGCTTCACAGCTTCATTTTCAAGTGGGACGATGGGACGCAGACGGGCTGGAGTGGCAATATAGAGGATCTGCCGAAGAATTTTACTCGCATTGGCAAGTACGATTTTGCGTGGCTAAGAGCGGTCAGGGATTGCGGATATGCGGAAAAGGATGAGCTCGACAAGATGAGCTCCACGAAACTGTTGATGATGCCGGAGTACCTGCGCGAGGGAGACTTTGTGGAAACTGTGGATGGCCGGGTGGGGTACATCAAGAGCATCTGCCGGTGTGAGAAATGCCGGGAGCGTGGGTTCTATGAGTCGATCGTACATTTTACGGACGGTGAGGAGGACTGCATCACCAAGTACGAGGCGGAAAACGGCTTCAAGGGCTATAAGCGCATCGGACGGTGGGAGAACGCAAGCGAAGTACAAAAAGCACAAAAGGTGAAAGAGATTGAGTTCCTGCCCGAAAGTTGGATGGACACTCCCGAAAAGCGCAAGATCAATGAGCTTGTAGACGCCGTAAATGAACTGCGAAAGGAGAAGCAGAAATGACGGAACGAAAGGTGCTGATCGTCCGCGTGAAGGGCGGTATGCAGATAGCGCAGGGCGTAACCAACCATATCATAGAGGGGCTGGTGCGGGGCGTGCTGGTGCTGCCGGAGGAGGTCACGTCCTACGCGGTTGAGGAGTTCCCTGCGCTGGGCGTGGAGAATGAGGACACCATCTATACGGTCGCACCGGAGGGCGTACCGGCGATAAAAATACTCAACAAGGACGATATACTTCCCATTGGCGCGTTTGTGCAGGTACAGGAGGAAAGCGAACAGCGCGATGAAAGCGAAGCCCAGCCAGACCCAGCACCGCAGCCGACCGAACCCGCCACGCCGTTTAAGCCAAAGGGCTCGATGGCGGAGATCAAGCGGAAGGTTTTTATACGGCTGCAAGCCTACCAGCAGAGAACAAAATTGGGCTGGGCGCAGAGAGTGTCCGACGCTACCGGCGGCAAGGTAGCCCCTGACGTGGTGCGGCTTGGCCTGCTGGAGGCGCGGGACATCGGTGTTGACCGCTGGAAACTCATCGGAAAGGCGCTGGACAAACTGGAGGAGGAAATGGAGAAATGAAAATCTACATAGCTGGAAGGATCACGGGAAACCCGAACTATAAGGCACAGTTCAAGGCTACGGCGGCTATGCTTCAGGAAAATGGGCACACCGTCCTGAACCCGGCAGAGCTTCCGGAGGGTATGAAGCCGGCCGACTATATGCGTATATGCTTTGCCATGCTGGAGAGCGCGGACGTGGTGCTTTTTCAGAGCGGATGGGCGGCAAGCAGGGGCGTACGGCTGGAGTACGATTACGCACGGTACATCGGGAAGAACATTGTCGCCACAGATAGTAGTGCTCGTAATATCCCCGAAGATGTGCTCCGCGCGGTCGTCAGCATGGAACACTGGATGCGCAACAAAGAGAGCGCACATGGATAAGGCCATCTGGACGGTTTGCACTGCCAAACTGTGCCCCAAGTGCATCAAGGAGATGGAGGCGGAGTACATCGTGTACCTGACACACGAGCAGCAGAGAAACCGCATGAAGGACATAGCCATACACGGATACTGCGACCGCTGCCACGAGGAAAGCTTTATGCTGCGGGTGCGGCAGTACACCATGAATGGCAGGACACTGCGGGCGAAGGGGCTGGATAAAAAGTGGAGGGAGTATTTGGGATGATAAAGAACAGCGGAACAGGCGGAGCAGGTGGAGTTGGTCCGGCATACATCGCTAATGGTGGTGCCGGCTGCGAGCCTGGATCCGGTGTATGTACGCCCGGTTCAGGAGGCTCCGGTGGAAATGGACGATTTATCTGGTGCCGCACAGAGGACGACCGTATGGTGTTTTGGCAGAGAGTTGCGGAGGGCATAATCAAAGCAAAGATTGAAAGGCATACTCCACAGGCGTGTTGCCTAAAGCATAATCTGAGACTTATTCAAGACCACGGAACGGAGATCTACCACAAGTGTTATGTGTGCGGTAGAGACTGGACGGAGCCTGTGTTTAAGGATGGAATGACCTTCGATGAGTATATCAACTCCCCGGCGTCAAAAACGCTGGGGACAAGAATCGTGACTATGTGAGGAGAAAAGCATAATGGGAACTGGTTTGGGAATCCTTGTCGGTATCGTTTTGGCTTGCGGATTTGCCGCATTTCTTGCCCTTATTTCAAAAGACAATGGGAGAGGCTATCAGCCCAACAAGCCCTTGGACGGTCCTCCCCCCAACAAGGGGAACTGCATACAAAAACTACCTGATGACAAGAAGCGACATAAGGCGGCGCTGATGATACAGACCGGAGATTTCCGCAAACCGGAACGAGTTATCGGCCTCGTCTATGGGGAGGACGCAGCTATGTGGCACGCCCATATCTTCAAGACCTGCTGTGGCGCGGAATATTTCACTGACACCGGGGAACTCGCTGGTGTTGTTATTCTGCCGAAGGAGGACGAGCAGTGAACCAGTACAACAGAAAACCCAGCGGGAAACTGGAGGTATGTCCCCACTGCGGAAGAGACAGCGGGGAGCGCAAAATCGGTATTTATGTGCCGGAACGGTACTATGTGCGCTGCGCGAGCTGTGGGTTCACCTTGTCTGGGTGGAGCCAGAGTGCCGCTACGGCAAGCTGGAACAGACTGAGTAAGAAGGTGAGGGCATGAAAAGCAAATGCTGTGTTGGCTGCAAATGGCACGAGGAATGGACGTGGGCGTGCTTCAACGGGGACAGCCCGTATTGCGCCGATTTTGTAAACTGCGGGTGTCCGCTATACGAGGAGAAGGAAACCAATGACAAGAAGGGAACAGATAGTCTATAAAACAATGAGCGAGAACATTGCCCGTGCTGGGGAGTTCGGATTATGCCCCGGACCGTTCGTGGCCATGCGTGCAGAGTACCGGCGCGTTGTGCGTCGGGAGCAGACGCACTTCCTGTTGGAGTTCATGCTGCTGGCGCTGTTGATTTTTGCGCTGATCGCCCCGTGGAGAGCCAGCGCGGACACGCCGCACACCGTCCTACGGGTGGAGTGGGGCGAAGATGTTGACAGCCATGATACAATCGTAGAAGAGGATCCCGATGAGTCGGAACGCATACTGGAAGCCGTCAAGGCCAAAAGCAACGTGTTGGAGGACTGCATCGTCACCGGCTACTGCGCCGACTGCGTTGAGAAGTACGCACACATGAACCAGGACGAGTTCGGCCGTGTGTTGACCGCCAGCGGCCAGTGGGTGTACCCAGGCTCCTGTGTGGCGACCGACCCGGACGTGATACCGACCGGCAGCACAGTCATCATCGGAGACAAGACATACATCGCCCTGGACGTGGGCGTAATAGGAAAACACGTTGACATACTGATGACCCATGAGGAGGCCGCCGTGGCGGGAGCCAGAAGAGAAACGGTGTGGTGGTGTGATGAGTGAAACCCTATATATTATATAATGTATTTTTACATTATTCGACAAGTGGCGTGATATGCTGAGATGATTTGTAAGTATGCAATTTTACACACGAAAATGCACACGGATTTCAAAAGTGCTGTGGCACAGCGGGATTATAAGGAAAAGTGAGCGTTCGAATCCTTCTCCCGCTGCCATGGAGCCTTACTTTTGAACCATTGCATGGTGTCGGAAGTAAGGCTTTTTTCTATACTGAGGAATGAGAGTTGGATCGAGGTGCGTGATGAAGAAAGAAAGGCTTGTTGCAGCCCCGCATACCTTTATGCTATCGGTATTGTTGATGATCAGTATCCCGGCAGCATACGCGATTATGCTGATTTCCCATCAAGAATCCATCGGAGCATTCCTGCGAGTTCCGGGTGCGCTGCAAGTGACACTTCTCGTTGCGGTTATCTATCTTGCGCTGCTGGTGACGCTTTTTTGTACGCGTTACCAGTGGGCCGCTGTTGCTGAAATATGTGAAGATCGGATAGTATTTTGGGCACTGTTTACGCACAGGACTTTTTACTATGGCGATATGCATCATATTGGCATTGACTATGGCTTATTGGACGGCAGGAAGCAGTTTTGGATGTATTTCAGTAAAACCCCAATTCCTGCAATGTATTATCACCGGATCAATCGGATGAAGCCGTCAAGGAGTTTTATGCGTGTGCAGTATTGCAAAAAGACTTATGAAAGGCTGGTGGCAAATACGCCGCCGCAAATCAGCAATCAGCTTCGAAAGTGTTATTCGACGATACGGCTGCACGATTTGGATAAGAAAGAGTAACACGGTATTCGCCGCAGGTCGGTAAAGAGCACCCGCCTGGTGCGTTTGCAGGCGGTATTGCTGTCCGATATGAAAAAGCCCCGCCCATCGGGCGGGGCTTGCTGCGTCAGCCGTGGGAGAGGGGAGCGCTCAGCGCTCAGGATCCCATTTGGGAGAGGTGGGATCCTTGACCGGCTGGGCCGCAGCGGGAGAAGGAAGCAGGTCGGATGCGGTGAAGTACTTCTTCAGGGGCTTGTACGCCACGGCAAAGACCAAAAGGGTGATAGCGATGTTGGGGAGCATGTACGCCAGATTGTACAGCAGGGAGTAGAACCAGGGGCTGTGCATAGTCATGCCGAAGAAGGTCTCGGGCATGTATTCCGCCCAAACGGTGGCGCCCACCACATAGTGCACCAGGAAGCGGGAAAAGCCGGCGATCAGAGTGCCGGTGAACACGCCGCTCTTGCGGCGGGCCACCAGACCGGCCAGACCCAGGACGGTGAAGGCCACCAGGTAGTCGCCGACGATGGACTGCCAGCCAATGGCGAAGCCGCCGTCAAACATGAACTGCAGAACGCCGAAGGCGAAGCCGCCCAGCAGACCGGCGCCGAGGCCCCAGCGAACGGCATACAGCACCAGGGGGATCATGGACAGGACGACGCTGCCGCCCCAGGGCATCTCCCACAGCTTCAGGTAGCTGAGTATCTGCGCAACGGCCACCAGCACGGCGCCTTCGCACAGGGCGCGGACTCTCATGTGACTTTTCAT